TGGTATGGGGTATAAATACAATTATCTATACCTCTTTTATTTTGATATATAAAGTTGTCAGAAAGGACTACAGAGTTCCAAGACATATCTGCTATATAAAAATAAAAAACTTTATAATCATTAGTAGATACATTGTTATTTATGTTCAAGCTTTCACTACCATTCAATACTAATTTCCCAACATTCTTCTGCAATGCAACATTCCCATATCTGTCTATCAACAGTTTGTCTTTTATTGTATTTGAAACTGCACATACTTCATTACCATCTAGGTCTATTGGTATTGTTTGACCTTGATATGGAGAATAAGTTGTACCGCTTCCTTGTTCTATTTGCATATTATCTTTTAATGCCTTGAGGTCTGTTATTCGTATATATCGTGCATTATTAGATGTTGTTAATGTTAATGATAAATCGGTAGTATTGTTACCCCACCAGCCTCTTGAAATAAAATTTTTTTCATTATCATAAAGACAATAACACGCAAGTGAGCCACCTGTAGCACTTCTACTATATGTGTATGAAGTAGAAGGATATACGTTAATAAAATCACTTAAGCAATAATTATTGTCACCATAAGGCGTACCATCGCTGCCCAATCTTTGCCCATCAATAGCATTATTTTTATCAAATAAATTGTTTCCTGTTCTATTCCAAGTAGCAGATGTTACTTGTGTTATAGTTTGTGGATAGTTAGGGTTAGGGGAAGGTATCCCTCCTGTATATGGCTCGTATGAAGTGGCTTCAGAGCCTTGTTCTAGTTGAACTGTATTGATACTACTCGTTTCAAAATCAAACCTTAAATATTTAGCATTATTAGGAGAAGTTTTACTTGAACCACTTTGCCAACTATCTCCACTAATATAAGTTTGGTTTGCATCATACCAACAAAAAAACGATAATATCCCTGTTGTTATTACATAATTTGTGTTTGATTGTATTTCAATTAAAGGTGTTACACTATATCCTGTGGCAGAATATGTGTCTCCAGTTCCTGTGCTAACACGTCTATTAGTTCTAGCATCAGTTATTTGCGTTTTATCAAATAATTGTTTCCCACTAGTAGTATTCTGTTGATATTTCCCATCTGCAACAATATCTAATACTTTATAAGGTTGTGCATTGTCTATATCAACATTTTCTCCACTTTCTCTATCTATTGGTAATAACTTTTCTACTTCATATACTGCATTGCTGTCTATTACGTTGTTACTACCTTGCATTGGAGTAGTATCAGGATTTATTTGCATTATTTTACTTGATACTTGCTGTGTTACATTACCTATCTTTAATCCTTCTACTATGTTTACTTCTGCACCAGCTTCAATACCTTGTAATTTAGTTACCAAATTATCTGTTATACCACTCTGTATTGCTTCCCATTGTGCAGCAGTAAATGAAGAATTGTTTAAAGCATATTCAAATGTCCATGTACCACTAGCATATTTGTATCTATTGTAAACAGTATTTCCAGCACTATCTACGTCAACAACAAAGCCATAGTCGTTTTCGTCTGCTGTAACTTGTTCTAATTCTGCTAAACTGTTGTATGTTCCTCTAAAAGTAGCGGTAGAAGTAGCAACAGTAGAATTAACAAAGTTTTCGGTAGTTAGTTTATTAGTTGAACTTGCTTGTGTTGGTATTAAGTCATCGTGTGTATCAATGACTACAGCTCCAGTATTACCATTTACTGAAGTTACAGGATAAGGTGGTGGGTTATTTACTGAATATTGACGTACGTTGTCGACATTGCCTAAACCTACATCAGACTTATTATAAGTTTGTTTTATACCTAAATCAGATAAACTTTTGTTGCCACTTAATGTAATATTGTTTATCTTAGGTCTACCACTTAAATCATCATAAGCATAATCAACCCACTCAGTATCAAAATCATCATTAGATTTTTTCTTTAATACTTGACCTGTTGTACCACCTTCTACGACACCTTCACCATCTTGCCCATTTATTCCATCAATTCCGTCTGTAACTGTAAAATCAAAATAAGTTCCATCTGTAAAGTACATTCTATAAGTTTTAACAATTCCTGAAGAACTGTGTAATTCTACATAATCAACACCGTTACCATCAGCACCAGGATCCCCATCTTGACCTGGAGCTCCTGTATAACCTCTTGGACCTATTGCACCAGTTTCACCTTTTTCTCCAGTGTCTCCTTTAGGTCCTTGCATACCTAATAAAGAAGTAGAATAAACCCACTCCTCTGTACCTTTAACTCTTACTTTAAGTCTTGTACCTTCCCAAGCAAATTCAAGACTAGCTCCGTCTTTACCATCTCTACCTGCTGGTCCTTCCCAGATTCTATCCATAGGGAACACTTCAACAACTTCTGGGAAACAAGTACAACATTTATAACTATTAACTCCAGGTTCGTTATGCTGACCTATAGGTCTATAACACGCTGGAGAACAATGCCCTGGATATCTATTACAATTAAATTTTTCAACACAATCTTCGTACAATTAAAACACCTCCTTATAAAAGTGTCTTCATCTCAACATCGAGAGATTCTGAATTAATTTTTGTATAACCATCGCACCTACCTTTAAAACGTGGAGGTACCATTTCCATCATATCCCTAGTCATATAAAACAAGTTCATTTGATATTCTTGACGAAAGAGGGGAGCCGTATTGTTCCCCTCTTCATCAACTTTATAGAAATTATATGCTGCCCCAGGAACAACAACACTTCTGATGTATTTGTCTGGGAAAACATTATAGTTAGGATAATCAGGAAAAAACTCTTCAGTATATTCACTAAAGGTAGGATAGTTAGCATTAAGTTGATTATTAATATCATCTATAACTTTATCCATATATAACATTAATTCATCAGCTTTAAGCATTTCTCCTGCTAAAGATTGATTTATAAGATCACAAATCTTAGCTATTTCCATCTTTATCACCTCTATTATAATTTACGCATCTTGCCATACTGCTGTAATAGTAGTATCTGCTGTAATTTCTATAGCAACACCTACTGCTTTTTCAGTTCCACCAACACTCCAAGCTTTAAATTCTTTAGAAGCTGGTGCTGTAAAAGTACAAGCAGGTAATTCATAACTACCTAATACACCAGTAACATCAGCCATAGTTCCTGTACCACCGTTTGCATCAAAAGATACAGTATAAGTTGTTAGTGTCCATTGAGCATAAAGTGTAGCAGCTTCGTTAGCACTATATGTGCCACCAGCAGCATAACTTGTTCCACTACCATTAGCAGCAGTATTCCATCCTGTAAAGGTATAACCTTCTCTTGTTGGTACTGTAGAACTTAATGTTAAATCTGTACCATAAGTTTTTGTTTGGTTTGCTGGTGCCCCAGTTCCTTCATTTGCGTTATAAGTTATAGTATAAGTGTTTATTGTCCACTGTGCATATAATGTTGCATTACCATCTATAGCATATGTTGCACCTGGAGCATATGATGTTCCACTTCCATTTGCTCTAGTGTTCCAACTATTAAACGTATATCCTGTTCTTGTAGGTGTTGTGCTGCTTAATGTTAAAGTAGTACCTTCAACTTTATTTTGAGCTGAAGGAGCTCCTGTACCATCATTAGCATTATATGTTATTGTATAAACTTTTTCTGATGGTGTTAATTCTGCTTCATCAGCAGTAATACGAACATCTAAAGCTGTAATACGTTCTGGTTTTCCTACTAAAGTTGGAAGTGGAGTAGGAATATAGTTTTTAACTAAATCTTTATTTGCTCTCATAATACCTTGAGAGTCCATATACATATTCGTTCTTTTGCATTGATTTATCGGACAACTTTTATCGCTCATTATAATCACTCCTTATAAAATTTTAGGGGATAACTGTACCGTAGTATAATTATCCCCTTTTGTATTTATCTTAGAAAAGTTGAGTATCACCTGGAGTAGCTGTATCCATATTTACTGGAATATCTGCCATTTTAGCTTGTTTAGTTATTATTTCATCAATCTTTAAGCGTCTTGCAGTTATCTCATCAGCAAATGTTTTTGGAACAGAGTGCGTACTGCCATTTACAGGGAAATAAATACTTACGCCATTTATAGTTACACGCATAACTTTACCAAAATACGGTTGGTATGTTGGCGAGAGATACATATCTACTTTTTCTTCATTTCTGTAATATTTGGCTAACTCACGTCTTTTGTTTGTTGCTGATAGCATTTCTCTAGTTGCAGCTCTTTCAACTGCATCAGATGTTCTTGCCATTTAAATCATCCTTCCTATAGTAAGTTTACTTGTGTTGGTACACAAACATAATCTACTACAGCTTCTAATCTTGTTGATCCAAAACCAACTGAATTGATCTTGAAACCAATAGATTGTCTTTGGTCGATTGGATCCAAAACTCCGGCAGAACCTTTTTGTTTAACATACATCTTAGCTTGTCCTTCGCCAGTTAAACCAGTTCTTGTTAGAGCATCTTTACCAACAATAAGAACGTGTTGTGTTTTAAACTCTTCATAAGCTGTTCCTTGAGCTGTGTTATAAGCTGCAATATCCCAAACTTTTTGATTAGGAATATAAGATGCGTCTTCTCCAGTTCTTAAGTCTTTTACATAACCACTAACAGTCTTTAATACTTTTTCAGCTGCATTATCACCAGCACCACCGATTACAGTATCTTCGTCAATAGTTAAGTAATCATAACCTGTGCCACCATCGTTAACTTTATAAAGTCTTAAAGATTGTTTGTTGTTCTTAATGAACTTACCATCTGTAGGAACTAACAAAGTCTCATAGAACTCCATAGAGAACATAGCTGGTAGACAAGCTGTAGCAGTCTCATACATTCCTTTTGTTGAGTTTTCAATAGTCATGTATTTTTCTACTACTGGATCAGAAATCATATCATAGTAAAACTCTGGAGAAGCTATTACATGATATCTTCCATTTGCTCTAGGTTTAACTAAAGCTTTCTTTAGAGCTAAAACTATTAATCTTAAATCTGTCATTGTTGGTTTAGAGTCAACTGTTAATCCTTCAAAATTAGCAGCACTTCCTGCAAACTCTTTTTGAGCTATTGAGAATAAAGTCTCTCTAGCAAGTAAATCAAGAGTTTCCATAGCTACTAAAGAATACTCTTTAGTATAATGTGCAACTACTGGATCAACAACTTGGAAATCTACTTTATCAGTAAATTCCATGTATCTACCATATTGGTTAGCTGCAATCTCATATTTTTCTACAGAACCTTTATCTGATTTAGGTGGTACACCTTCCTCTAGAGGTACTGTGTGTCCTTGTAATGGAGACCATCTTCTAACCATAAGTTTGTCAGCTTTCTCCTGAATAGGAGTTTCATCAGCCAATCTGAAATATACATATTGATCTGCATCATATCTAATTGTATCTAATAACTGTTTTGAATAGAAAACCTCAGGGTTTATAACCCCAGGACCGGCATTAGTAGCCATTTCAATATAGGTATTTATATCTGCTGTAGCATTTAATTGCATAAGTTCCACTCTCCTTTAAAAGTTATTTTTGTTGTGTGTTTAACCAATTATCTAACTCTTTAACGGAGTTTATTTTACCTGTTTCCCCTTTTGTTTGCCCTTGAGTATTTCCAGGTTGAGTACTTTGAGTACTTGCTTTAGCAGCTCTTTGTTGCTCTTCCTGAATTGCTTTTGTAACTTTACTGTTTACGATGTCATCAAAATGTCTTAATTTGTACTCTTTGAGAACATCTACGTCTTGTTCAAACGGATTTAAGTTATCTTTCATCAATTCAATAGCAAATGTTTTAATACCATCATTGTCTAGCCCAAATTCTTTTTGAACTTTGCTAAATCCTAAGTAAGCATTTTCCTGTAGTTGATGAGCTCGATACTCTTTATCCCTTTGCTCAAGTGTGTTTATTTTTGTAATAATTTCTTCAGGAACTCCTGTTTGCTTGGATTCAGCTTTAACAATAGCTTCCTGAACTTTTGTCATAACGTCTTCTACAGGTGTATTTTCTGGTATGTTTAAAATCTTTTGAAGCCCTGAAAGTAATTGCTTTTTCTGATTGGCTTCCTGCCTTAATTGAGCAAAAGCAAAAGCTTTTTTGGACTCTTCCTCAGAAGTTCCGTTATCCTCTTTCTTACTAGCACCATCATCTGTTGTGTCAGTGCTATCTTTGTTTTCTTTGTCGTCAGTAGTTGTTTGAGTTGTGTTGGTTTGCGTTCCTGACTCATCAGTACTTGCTTCTCCATCCGAAGATGTTTCTTGATTGTCAGATCCCGCAGAATCTGATGCGTCATCATTTCCGACTCCAAGATAACCAAGCAAATCACCTAATCCTTCATCGGCAAAGAATTGTAAATCTAATCTTTCGTTTTTCATCTACCCAAAACTCCTTTCTATATATGAGGGCGTTCATATATGGAGGGCAAAAGGTTTTACACACAATTAAAGGCTGTGGAACCTACTCTTGCTAATAATAGCGTACCACAGCCTTAATATTTTGTCAACTATTTTTATTTTATTTTTATCTAATTTTACAAAGGCATATTTTCCATACCCATTAAAGCTGCTTCAGGACCAGCTCCAGGTACTCCTCCTTGAGGTGCTGGAGGTACCCCCATCTGGGTGTTCTTTAAACCTTCTGCTGTCTGCATAATAGCTTCTTCTGGATTGATACCTTGCTTAATAAGTTCTGCATAGTTAAACAGAACTTGTGAAGTCTGCTCAAGAGCATTAGTAGATCTTTGGATACCCATACGCTCAAGCATATATTCTTTGTTAGGTAAGTCTTGGAACATAAGCCATTCTTCTTCAGTAATAAGATCAACATTAGAACCTGATTCTCTATATTGCATTTGTTTTTCCATAAGCATATTAGCCATCTGAGCAATACGTTGTTTTGTTTTAGGAAGCTCTGAACTAATATTTATCTCATAATCATATATTGTTTCGTTATCTATATTAGGAAAATCTACTTCTACACTCTTCCAAGTATTAGGTTTATTAGGAACTTTAAAGTAATATTTTCTCTTAGGGCAGAACTCAATTAGATTATAAAGAATTAGCTTTGTTAATTTAATAGCATATTCTTCATAGTTCATAATCTTAGGAGTATCTATTACAGTTACACGATTTAGCATTTCTTCTGTACCACCTGTAGTAATGATACTTCCAGTATCTCTACCAGTATATCTTGCATCAATACCTGTAACAAGTTGCATATTGGCAGCATTATTAGTAAGCATTGAAGGTAGTTGTGGAGATACACTAGGGTATTCGTGGTAATGAACAACTTTTGAAGCATCACCATTAACTATAAAGGTTTTATCTGCATCATCAGCGTGTTTAGCGAACTCACTAATATTAAGTCCTGCTGTAGTAGAAACGTATTTTGGAGGTCTCTGATTCTTATACTCTGCTGTAAATGCTAGAGAGTCCATTATATTGTTTGCTACAGCACTTGCAAAGATCTTAGCTGGTTCTGAAGTTCCAACTAATGCTCCTGCTGGAAGGTTACAATATAGATCTGCAAATGGAAATACACTTGGCTTTATATCCTCTTTTTTGTATAAAATCTTCTCACAATTTATTGTATGGTATTCATTAATTTTGTTACCATCTCTAACCCAGAATATAAGTAAAGTGTAGTAATCTTTCTGATTAACGCCAACATTAACAACTTTAGATGTGTTTACTGGAGTTTCCATAGTGTCACCAGTTTTATCGTTTTTCTCTTTAATATACTCTTCAAACTTCTCTTTATATCTTTTATTCTTTTCAAAGATAGATTTATGATAGTTATCATAAGTCATACAATATCCTGCAACATCCAAACTATCTGAGAATGGATCTCTCATAAACTTCATAGGATCTATAGCTTTAACAGTTACATTCCCTTTATAAAAAGCGTCTCCAGTACCTCCTGATAGTTCTTCATCCCATCCTACCTGGGTTAAACCTAGGTTTAGAAGTGCTGCTCTTTCTCCAGTTTTAAACTGAGCATAACCTATTCCAGCTCTTTTCCAGATATTTTCTAGAATTATATTTAAATTCATAGTTATATCTTTATCTTCTTCGCTGGTTGGAGAAATACTAGCTCCTTTAGTTACTGTGTAAATTGATGCTAAAATGTTAGTTTTAACATAGGAAACATAGTTAGTGTCTGGGAGTATTTGATATTTAGGAAACTTTGCTCCAATAACTTTCCACAAATCCCCTCTATCAGTAGCATCTAAGAGTTTCATCTTTTTATGCTCATTAGCATAATATTGGTTACAAGTATCGTAATACTCTTTTAGTTGTGCTAAAAGCTTTTTTTCTTTAACACACTCTTCAGCGTCTTTACTTTGTTTCGTCATTTATAAACACCCCCAATGCTTCTTGTATCTTTTCTGCAATTTCTGCTGGTGTATCAACACCTTCTTCTGGTTTCTCTATAGTCTCAACTTTCTCGATTGGAACAAGCTGTGTTGAGTCGTCTTTGTAAGTTTTGTTGTAGTTAATTGTGAACTCGCCTTTTATAGCAATCCCAATTAAAACCCCTAACAAAAAACAAAACACGTTAACTATAACCTCCATATACTACACCCCTCTCTATATTAGTAATCAATCCCATAAGGACCGTCATAACTATCTTGAGTTGTATTATCTGAGAACATCCAGTCAAGCATCTTCTGCTCATCAGTCTTTATTACTTCTTTTTGTTTAGTAATGTCCTCACCTTTTTTGTTGTATATACCATAAATTAGGTTTTTAGGATTAGCTGGTAGCTCCATTGTAATCCACTCTAAAGCGTTAATTCCGTGGTTGTTTTTATCTTCTGGTTTATTTGACCAACCGTTCATCATTCCAGCTTTAGCAATAAATTTATATTCTGTAAGCTCCTCTCTAAGTCTCTTACAAGAGTTAAAGATTATAAGCTTACCTGATTCTATATAAGTGTTAAGTCTAAAAATTCTAGCATCTACGTTAACAGCTCCTGGCATAAACGCTATTCCGTAGTCTAAATAGTGGTCTGCTAGAGTTTTTAGTTCGTAGTCTCTTTTTGGTCCTGATTTAGGATCAATTATAGGTGGGCAAATAAGCCCTCCTGAAGGAATGTCTCTTACTCCTTCAAAGTACAAAGCTGCTAATTCCTCAACATTCTTCTGAGTAGTTCTTAGCTCTTTGTAAATTACAAGCCTGTTTTCTGTCTCGTCAACAGCTCCAAACAAGAAGACAGAGTCATCGTTTAGTCCGTAGTCGTGTGCAATAATCCTTTTCCAGTGCTTTGGTATTTCAAAGTCATCAACAAAGCATAGTGATGCCCCTGGGTAAACAAGTCCTTCGGTATAAAGAAAGCTTCCATTAAGGTATCTAGCAATCCACCAAGCAGGTTTGTTTGCAACTTGCTCAGCCCAGAACGTCTCTGGTAGAAACTCGTTTGCAGCTGTAGGTGTAATGTGTGAACTCATCGCTGGGTTCTTTTCAGATTCTAGAATCTCATACTTATCCTGAAGTCCACCGTGTAGGTAAATCTTCTCAGAGTGAAGCAAAACGTCAGTCTTAATCCAACCTGAATCAGGGTTTGATTCAATAATCCCCTTAGCCCAGTTCTTTCTAATCTTTGGAATTAATTGCCCTGTTTTAGTCTGCAGGTGAACAATATTTCCATTGTGATCTCTTTCTGGTAATG